TGGGATTGGTGGATCGTGGCGGTGATGGTCCTGGTGGTGGCCGGGGTGAACGTATGGGGGGTGCTCACGCGTGGGCCGCTCCACGACGACGAGCAGGATGCAGCAACAACAACAACAACAACAAGGAGAAGGCAAAGTGAGCAACGTAACGATTGATGGTGTCGAGTACGCACCGGTCCGCCCTGTGGGTGGTGAGGTGCGGCTCGTGATCGGCCAGCGTGGCTGGGTGTGGGTCGGGTACTACCGCCACGAGAACGAGGTGGTCACCTTGACCGGTGCACGCACCATCCGCCGGTGGGGTACGACTGCCGGGCTGGGTGAGCTTGTGGCTGGCCCGCTGGGTGGGACGGTCCTCGACCCTGCTGGGGTTGTGGAGATCCATGAGTTGGCGGTGGTGGCGACGATCCACGCTGATGCTGAGGCGTGGTCGGGGCATCTCGGATGACGGGGCGGGGTGTGCTGTCCGTCGTGGAGGACGCCGGTCCTCGCGGCTACGGCTACGGCTACGGCGACGGCAACGGCGACGGCAACGGCGACGGCTACGGCGACGGCTACGGCTACGGCTACGGCGACGGCTACGGCGGCCGAGCATGACCACCCATGAGTGCCCGAAGTGTGGCCCGGTCCCTGACGTGGAGTTGTTCGGCATCGAGTACCCCGAGGTCTACGACGGGGTGCTGTTCTGGGCGCATCAGCGGTGCAACACGGCGTGGCCCCGCAATGCGGACTGGGAAGCGTCGGTGGCTGCTGCCAGGGCGCACAACGAGAGGAGTGAGGGGTGAGTAGGTCGAGTGTTGTCCCGTGGTGGGGGCGTCTGTTGCCGTGGGTGTGCCTGTTCGTGGCGGTCGGGTGTTTCTCCTGGTCGCTCGGGATCGACGGCTGGCGGCTCACGGTGTTCGTCCTCGGCCTGGCGGCGCATGTGGGCGGGCATGAGGTGCGGAAAGCGAACGATGAAGCAACAAGGGAGATCAAGTGATGACCAACTATGTGACCCCGCAGACCTGGGAGCAGTGCGCTGCACATGTGGAGGCTGGCGGTGTGGTGGAGATCGAGGACGCGCCTGGCGTGTGGATCAACGACCGAGCGGCGGCGACGATCTACCGGGGGCGGTGCGGCACGCCGGATGACGGTTGGGCCCCCCGTCGTCTGGTTCCGATCGAGACCGAGGCCACAGGTGCGGAACGGTACCTGGCGGGGCGGTTGGATGACCCCGAATACGCCGAGGCGTACCGCAAGGAGCGGGGGGCCATCGACGTGCCCGACGGCTACGACGCCGTGCACCTGCTCGACTTGGCGTGGGGCGTGATCGCCAACGCTGACGGATGGAACGACGACACGTCGTGGCGTCAAGCGGCCGAGCGGTGGCGCGACGGCTACCACCGACTGCTCGACGGCATCCATGACACCACCCCCATCACCGCCCCGTCCCTCGTCCCGCCGTGGCCGGGTGCGGTGCTGTCCGGGCTCTGCGATGAGGACGGGGTGCCGACGTGGCTCGCCCAGGCCGGGCAGGTGCGGGGCGAGCAGGTGCGGCGCCGCTCGGATCTCGTGTGGGTGAACAACGACCAGATGGTCGCCTTCCCCGACACCGTGTGGGTGGAGGTGCGTGCTCCCCGGGCCGTGCCCGCGCCGGAGACCGAGCGGGTGCCGTGGTGGGCGGCGGTCGGGCGTGAGGTGACCGACCAGGACGGTGAGCGAGTGCCCATCGAGCATGTCCAGTGCGGCGACGGGGCAGGCCCGTCGGTGACCGCCTACAACGCCGCCGAGAGGCGGGATACCAGGCTTCTCCGGGTGCCGATCCCCGTTCGTGGTGATGGCACCGTCGAGGTGCTGAAGGACGGCGACCGGTGAGCGCCCTCCATCTGCCGCTCGGGTGGCACGCCAGGGGCGACCACGCCGAGGTCGAACTGGACGACGACCGCAACGTCGCGCTGGACCTGGTGCTACAGGCCGAGGGGAACACAGGTATCCACTTGTCGCCCGACGAGGCCCGCGCCCTGGCTGCCGCCCTGGTCCACTACGCCAACGAGGCCACGCCGTGACCCGCCAGGTGGTGTGTCTCGTTGTGCTCGCGGTTCAGGCGTTGGCGAAGTAGGGGTTCGCTGAGGTCAGGTAGTCCACCACGTTCTCGGTGGACATCTCACCATCCCACTCGATCGAGGCAGGCTGGAGCTGTGTGAGTTCATCGAAGGCACCTGAGGCTGCGTCACAGTTGTGGACCAAGATCCCGTTGGCGAAAAACGTCCCGTCACTTGTCCGCAAGTTGAACACGGGTGCCGAACCCCTGTCGGCGTGCGTGTTCTCGATGCCACTCACGACCCTCATCCGAGCGGTGCCATGCGGCAGCGAGATAGCGGATGGATTCGACGGCGAGAGGGTCGCCGCGTCCCCACCATGACCTGTAGTGGCGGCGGCACCATCCCCTCGCCGTGACCGGGGAACCGCATCCCTCGATTGAACAGCATGCCATTGCAGCATCGTGTCATCTTGACGCAGGTCGGAAAGGCCCACCCAGCCGCGTCCGGTCCAAACGGGATGAGTCGGCGTTCCGGTGAGCGGACCCATCTGGACAGTGGGGGCAGACGGTGAAGTCATCCCCGCCCACTCCACATCCACCCAACCAGTTGCCCCAAGCACGCTGTCCCCCACGCGCACGGCATCGAGCCGCTTCGGCCCGGCCGCGGTTTGCACGAGCGTGTCACCCACCAAGCACTGGTCATCGTGCCGGCCGCGGGGGAACGTGCGATGTTCCTCGATGAAGTCCTTCTCCCATCCGATGGAGTTGACGAGGTAGATGTTCCCGTCCTGCTGCTGGGCGGCGTATGGCATGGCCCGCTGCTCCTTGGTGCCTTCCGGCTTGGCCCCGATGAGGTTGTAGCCGACGAGCATCCTGCGGTAGTCAGCGATGACGGCCTTACCCGCCCCGGCTCGCTCCTGCTCGATGCGGATGGTGACCCCCTTGCCGTCCGCCCTGGCAGTAGCCAAGACCTGCTTCTTCACCTCGTTGCCGTCCATGCGGAACCGCTGCACGTCGAGCACGAAGAAGCGGTCCTCGCTGTCGCGTCCCATGAGCACGCCTACGGTCCAGTCGCCACCGCCCTTGGTGGCCGCGAGGTCCCAGCACCGGACCTTGGTGAGACCTTCGGGAGCGGAGGGGCGGCGCATCCAGTTGTCCACCTTGAACATTCCGCCCTCGCGGGGGGAGGGGTTCTGCTGGAAGCGGGACTCCCACACCATCGGGTCAACGGACGCCTTGATCTGGAGTAGGTCGTCCACCGGCCAGACCTCGGGCCACAGTGCCTCGCCGTCCTTGCGGCCGAGCACGTCGGTCCAGGTGTCGGGGTCCTCGCCCTTCGGGCACTCAGCGATGGCTGGGAGGTGGATGGTCTCCCACTGGTCGCCGTCGGGGTTCTCGCGCATCTGCTCCTCGATGCGGCCAGCGGGATCGTCCACGCGCCAGCGGGACATCACCATGATGACGGTGGAACCGGGCATCATGCGGGGGCGGAGGCCCTCCTGGTACCACTCCCACGCCTTCCGCATCTCGGTGGGGGAGTCGGCTGCCTGCTGGTCCAAGAGGTCGTCAAGCACGGCGAGGTCGATGCCCTGGCCCTCGATGGCAGCCCCGCGCCCGAGGGCGATGACGCCACCCTTGCGGCCCTCGATGTTCCAGAGGGTCTTGGATGACGAGGACTCGGACACCTTGAGCCCGAACAGGTCCGGCCCGACGACCTTGAACAGATCGCGGGTGGCCTCACCCCATTGCTTCGCGAAGTCGCCGGAGTGGGTGATGATCGCCACTCGCTTGTCGGGGTACATGCCCAGGAACCAGACGACCAAGTAGAGGGTGGTCAGCATGGACTTGCCGTGACGGACGGAGACCTCAAGGTTCACGAACCTGCGCTTGGGGTCGGTGACGGCCTCGGTGAGCACCTTGTTGATGAACAGGTGGTGGTGGTAGGGCTTCCACTTCGCGATGGAGTCCTCGGGGAGATCCCGGGTGGCGTAGACGGCGAGGTGGGCGGGGGTGGCCTTCTTGCGCCACTCATCCAGGGTGGCCTCGAAGGCTTCGTTGTCAGCCATCCTCGGTCGCCGTCGCTTCGATCATCGGCAGGTCGTTCACGACGGAGAGCATCTTGTCGCGGTACTCGGGGTCACCGAGCAACTCGCGGAGCTGGTCCGTGGTGGCGACGGCAACCTGGATGGGGCCTCCGCCGGGACCGACGTGCTGGTTGACGACGAGCTTCTTCTGCCCGAAGTCCTGCGCCTGGCGGGACTCCAGCCAGCGGAACATGCCCGGCACGTTCTCGTCGCGGATCAGCACCTCGCGAAGCGTGAGCTGCATCTCGCCGTCGCCGTAGTTGATGGCGTCGGTGATCTCCTGTGCGAAGGCGGGGTCGTCCTTCATGTGGCGCTTCACGGTGGCCACGGAGAACCCGGCAGCCTCGGCGGCGACGGTCAGGTTGCCGCCGAGACGGACCTTCTGGATGACCCTGAGGCGGGCCTCGGCGTCGAAGGCGCGTGGCATGACCTGAGTCTAGACGCGAAGGACCCCACCGGAGGATGGGGCCGGTGGGGTCCTGCGTGGTTCGGAGGGAACCTAGGCGATGGCAGTCTAGGCCCCACCGTGCCAGGAGTCAACGAGGTCGCGGCCGGAGCGGGCGAGGGAACGCAGGAGGTCGGCCTTGGTCTGGAGCGACCGGACGAGGGACTTCTGCACGTCGTAGGCGACCTCGGTGGTGTCGCGCTCCCACATCTGATCGGAGGTCTGCTGGACCACCCACGCCTCGCGGAGCTTGTCGGTCTTGAGGTCAGGGTTGGCCTTGGCCTCCATCCACGCCTTGGCCTGCGCGACGCGGTAGGCGTGGTTGGCCTTGGCGGCGGCGGAACCGAAGGAAGCGAGGCCGTCGATGGCGGACTCCAGAGCCTCGATGCAGTCACGCATCTCGACTTCGACTTCCAGCGGGGAGAAGGGGGTGGTCGCCATGATGCGCTCCTTGGGGTAGGGGTTGATGGAGCTAGTGTATTACGAGTAGGGCTTGGTTGCAAGCCACTGGCCCACAAAGTAGGCGGCGACTCCACCCCACCAGACTGCCCCCCACGAGAGCACGGGCAGGCCGTTGAAGGCCACGAGGGCGGCAGCGACCCACGCACTCAAGCACCACGGGCAACTGAGGACGTAGAAGTCCCTCCGCTCGGTGATCCACCCTCGGGGGCGATCGAGGATCACCGAGTCCACCACGAGGTAGGTGAGCTGGGCGGTGAGGAACACGCAGAGGATCAGCGTCGTGAGCATGAGATACAGCCCCCCTTGACGGCGACGCCAGAG